AGTATTACCTGCAGCACCTTGAGCACCAGTAGGTCCTGTGGGTCCTGAACCTGCAGTGACTGTGATTGTTTTCTCTGCACCAGTGCCAGTTGCAGCGACACCATCTCCTACAAAATTTAATGTAGTTGCCTGTGTTGATAGGGAAGATCCCTCATCCTTAACGGTAACACCTGATGTAAATGCAGCACCGTCTTGAGTTAGACTGCCTGTGAAATTTATATTACCGCCAACGTCTAGGTTATATTGGGCAACTGTAGTTCCTATCCCAACTTTACCTGATGTAAAAGATATATTATACGCTGTTGTTCCTAAACCTACATTCCAAGGGTTTACACGAACAACTGTATTACCAACACCTGCTGCACCCTGATCCTGCTCAAGGTATAACTTACCGTCGTATGTATTAATTGCTAATTCGCCTAACTCCAGTTGAGTTATAGTCGGCACTTTATTAGGAGTCGAAGACCTCCTAATCCTAATTTTCGGGTCAGACATTATATGTGTTGGTATTTACCATTAGTCAGCAGTATATACTGCTGTATTATTTATCAAGTACAATTATTCCTTCTTGGGCGATACAAAAACAAATTTTCTTGTTCTGGTTTCATCCACTCTTTTATTTTTTCATACCTATCTTTATCAAAAAAATCCTGAGAGAAATACCATTCCTCCCAAGATTGATGACCTTTATTACCATTACAAGTTGAGCAACAACACACTACATTCTTTGTGAAGTCTGCTCCCCCTTTTGATCTAGGAACTACGTGATCAATTGTAAGATCAGTATCTGACCCACAATATGCACACTCATAATCCCATTTTTCTTTTATCTTTCTCCTCCATAATCTTTTTGCTTCTGCTGGACTCGTTGTTTGTAATTCATACAAATACTGGTTGGGAGTAGATAGAATATCCATATAGGATTGCGACTTAAGAATATTTATGTTGAAGAATAATTCTTTAGACTTGCTTTATGATCTGCGTCAAAGATCTCAAGTCCTTTATCAGTTAAAACATGATTATACATCTTTTCAAATACTGCAGGAGGCATAGTAACTATGTCTGCACCATTAGCAAATGATTGAGATACACTATTCACATATCTGATAGATGCAGATAATATTCTAGTTCTATGAACTGATTGAACTCTGTAGACCTCATCTATGTCTTTGATGAGTTGTAAACCTGCAATGGAGTTATCATCAAGTCTACCAACAAAAGGAGAGACATATGCTGCTCCCGCTTTTGCTGCGAGTATTGCTTGTGCAACATCAAAGATCAAAGTCACATTAACTCTAATCAAGTTCTTCACTGATAGTTCTGCACAGGCAAGTAAACCATCAGGTGTACATGGAACTTTGATTGTTGCTGATTTAGCAAACTTAGTTGCTAATCTAATTCCCTCTTCAATCATTTCGTTGGAATCACCAACAACTTCCATACTTATATCATCAATACCCATATCAATCAGTTGTTGGTAAACTTCTTCTGGGTCTCTACCACTCTTCATAATCAGAGTAGGATTTGTTGTGATACCATCAATCAAGTCTGTTTGAAAGTGTTTTTCTATCAATTCTGTATCAGCGGTATCCAAAAATAACTTCATAGTGTTTATAAACTGTACCTATAGTATAACACATAAATTTATAATGAAAACCTTAAGTTATAATTTGCTAAATAAAGCTACGTTATTAGGTAAATTTACCAATGAAGAAATTTTTACCTTTGTTATTGTTGCTTGGTATGGGGTCTTCCGCATATGCTGGCGGTATCGTGAGTTCACACACATCAAGTGTACAATTAACCGTTGATGCGGCTAGAACAGACGCTTCAAGAATTGGTTCAACTTTCTCAATTTCTGGAAGTAACATTGATACAACTGATGGTACTACAGCAGGTACAGTTTCTGCAGGTACTATAACATCAGGTGTATATTCACCAGGTACAATTGCAGCAACACAAGATACAGCAGGTACAGCTTTCAGCTTTAGCCAATCCTACACCCAAGCGGACGCTGTTCCAACTTCTGCTCCAAGCGTGGGTGCTGTAGGAAACCTATCAGACCAGACCTCATATGCTGCAGGATCTGCGGGTGATTTAGCAGGTACTGTAACAAGTGCTGGAATTTTAACAATTACAGCGGGTGGAGCTGGTACTTCTGCGATTGGCCAATTCGTTAGTGAAATCACCGTCATAGACTAGTTAAATGAGTCATGAACATGAAAAGACTTGCCCTGATTGTGGGTGTATTTGCCCTTGCGAGTGCGAAGACTGCGACTGCTGTTCCAGTGGTCCCTAATTTCACTCAGGGCTCGATGACTTCAAATACTACTACAACTTCCACTGTAACTGAGACCATAAATAGCATGGACTATAATACTGGCTGGCAGTACTCAGTAACAGGTTCAGGAGTCGTGGCAGATGGAGAACTAACACCAACAGGATCAGGTTCTATCAGCAATACACAAATTACATTAGATGGAGTGACTTCAACATGGAATGGTTTGAATTTAGAAGAAAGACCAAACTTCACAATGCAAACACCAGGCGGTGCCTTCCAATTTACAGAAACATATCATGGGCCTGGCCTCTCAAATCACACAATAATACAGAGAACCACCACTATCCAAAGCGTCACAGATACGACAAGCACCTTTACACAATAAGTACATTAGTACTATCGTTATTATCACCGTCGATTTCTTATGCAGAAGTGGGTGGAATTAGTGCAACTGCAAACCCAATAGCAAACTCTTCAGGCTCAGTTACGAACCAAGCTATACAGGTTTTACAGGGGCCATATATCACGAATACTTATGGTAATGGTATCCAGTGTCAAGGTGCTACCATGAACGTTACACCCTACCTCACTGGGACGGGAAATTTTAAGCGGCCGTTCGAACACACCTATATGGATCCAGTGTACGACATGTCAGATTTAGATGATGACGGTGTATTAGACAATCCAGGTTCTATACTTTATTATGTTCCTACAAGAACAGGACAACAAGAAGTTTATAACATATCAGGTGGTGTATCTGCTACATGGTCACGACCATTAGACAAGGAAGCAAGAGAGAAATGTATGGAAGCAGCACAGACACAAACAGATTTACAAAAACAATTAACTGCCAATAAGAGATTAGACTTTGAATTGGCTCGTCTTAAAAATTGTGGTGAGCAAATGAAGGCTGGAGTTATGTTTCATCCAAAGTCACCATTCTATGCTGTATGTGCTGATGTAGTATTAGTCAATCCACCAGGTGTTGTACAACAACATACACACGAAATATCAACAAAGGCACCAATCACTAATGATGCAAGTGTTTTAAAAGAAATATCAGTTGGTAATTCTAAGTAATATTATTTTCTCTTGATAGGAGGAAGTCCTCTCTTCTCTCGATACTTGTTAGTCTCTATTTCTGATTTAGATAATTGTCTAACGTTTTTGCCTAATTTTTTCTGAATAGAAGTCCATACCTTTTTGATTACAGGTCTAATAACTCTTATTAATAATGGTGTTGCAGCTGCACCTGCTGTAGCCACCACCGCAAGTGCTGTCACAGTTGCTGCCTGATTTGGTGGTGGTAGAAATTTTTCAGCTATAGTAGTAGGTTCATATAATGTTTCACAGGTTTTACCATTATCAATAAGTCGATGACCTACAACTCTCTCATCACCTGTTTGAGTTGTATCACCAACTCTCAGTTGAGCTGGGCCAGGACAAGGAACCTCTTCTTGTTTTGCATCTGGTATTTCATCTGGTGCAAATTCTGGTGGTGATGGTGGTGGTTCCACAGGAGGTGGTGGTGTTTCTCTTGTAATTATTAATTGCTCTGGTTCATAATTCATCGCATCATATGATGGATACTCAGCATCACAAACTGTCATAGCTTGATCTGGATCATTCTCTACAAGACCCTTATCAATTGGTAGACCATTATTATGGTACTGATTATCCCTGTGCATCTTCACGCAACCAGGTATATTCACAATTGGATTACCAATATTCAATACAACAGGAGGAACTAGATGATCAACATTAGGTTGACGACTCATCCAATCTGGTGTATAGATATTTGGAATATCCACTTCTTTTACATGAATGCGTGGGATTGTCATTTCACTACAGTTCCAGTGGAACTTGGCATCATAAATTTGATTTGTTTGATAACCTCTTTTTCGATTACACTTCTCACCCAGTCTTGATTCTCTTTGATTCTAGATTCTCTAGTGAGATATACATTCAGAGCAGATGCTCCTAACATAATAACGATAACAAAAGATGTCATCGCACAAACATCAATAATAGTTCTTTTCATCATCCTCCACTCCAATCCCAGTTCCAAGGTAAAATTGCCATACCAATATAAGGCATAAGTATATACTCATCCACGAGTATTAGTATAGGTAGAAAGAAAAATAGTTCAAGTGCTATTTTCTTTTTCATAGGTAATGATTCTACCCATCTTCTCCAAGGATTATTTGCTAATCTATCTAATTTTAATTTAAAGAATATTTTTTCTGCCCACCACTGTGGATCTATTATATTCTTAAACCAAATAAGAGGTGTCAATAACCATCTAACTTGTTTATTCCATCTGGAGAACACATATATTATTGTTCCTATGAATAGAATTATTATTAAAAAGAAAAATAAATCAAGCATTAAAAACTAGGAACTCCTAAACCTAATCCAGATGGTAATGGTGAAGATGTTCCCTCTGTTGAAGGTAATCCTAAATCTCCAAGGCCATCAGGCATAACAGATTCCATTACTTTACTTTTGACGTTTTCGATAATCGCATCTTTATTGAGATATACAACCCCAACAGCACCAACGACGGTGATAGATACAACACCACTTGCAATAGCGATTCCATTGATAATTTTTTGTAACATGATTTTTCTCCTATAAAATAATAGCACCTATAATAAATCCTTTTGCAAAAGTAATGCAAAGGACTTGGTAGTCAGTTAAGTTAAATTTTTTCTGAAACCAAGCAATTTTTTTCTTGTCCCATTCAACGACCTTATCAAAGATCTTTTGAGTTTTATCTGATAATGCCATCATTAACCCTCCTGTAATGTACCGAAAGACCTTCGTATTTCACGAAGTTCTTCGAAGTTTTTTTGTTTTGTGCCACCGTCATATGACCAGGCATATCCTTCGGTGATCATTTTTTCGTTGAGCGATACTTCATCATCACCAATGTATAACCAACCAAGCAAGCGACCATACTTACCCATCCCACCTTTAAGTTCAGTTCGTATAGTGAGTTCATCATCTCCATCAATTGCGTCCTCCAAATTTTTTTTCATCCAGTTTGTAGCGTCTAGTCCCAGTGCTTTCTCTTCCAGATCTCTTGTTCTTTTCTCTGGTGTATCAACTCCTGCAACTCTAACTCTTTCTTTCTTGTATAGATCAAACCCAAGATCAATGGTGACATCAATAGTATCCCCGTCAACAACACGATTAATCTTCGTTACTCGGAAGTTGTAACAACTCTTCCGACTTGGTGGAACCATCACTCCCATAATTAAACTCCAGTAATGCTTTATTTATAGAATCAGATGGAGGGGTCATATTTGCTTCCATATGTTTTCTCCTTTCATATCTATGATACATGTGGTGTAATTGCCATAGACCTGCATTACTCCATATGTCAATCTCTCCTCTTGGTCCATCTGGCGGTGTTGGTTTTGGTTTAGGAAATGTAGGACCACCATCAGGAGGTGGACAGTAAGTTGGTTTTCCATCTAATCGTGGACTACAAGCATATGCAGGTGGATCAGGTGGTGTAGTACATCCACCTAATATAAGTGATATTAATATAATTCTTTTAATCATCATAAGTTAGTATAGCATATATTACAAAAGATACAGCTACAAGAAGAATAGCAATCATAATATTTACACTGTGAACCACAGTCACCATTTTCTTTTTATTTCCATATCATTTAAACCATCTACTTCTGATGGAGTCTCTGAATAATGTATTCCTAGATTACCATTCTGCCCTATGACATCCATTCTCTTATTGGATTCTTCTTCATCGTCCCAAATTTTTTGAATATTTTCTGCCTGTGCATCAATGTCTCTCATTGTGTTTGCAACTTTAACATCAATCCATTTTTGTTTTAACCATTCAATAAAACCCAATGCAAGATGTTGTATAAATGGGTTCTTGAATTTTTTCTTAACCCATCTTTCCGCTTTGTCATACCAAGGATCTACACCTTGTCCAAATGTTTTTTCAAATTCTATTTTCATTGTTCATACAAGTATGGGATGTGCCCAAGCCATTGGTATAAGGAATACAGCTGTTCCACAAATTAATCCAAAGATAACACAGGTTGATCTAATAGGTAGGTCGTTCATATGTTTATTGTCTTTGTAAGTATTTATACTTATAAATTAATCTCTTTGTCTCCAATCATCAGATTTGTTATCATTCTTGAACCAATCTGCTATGTCATCTGCACCACTGAATCCTTTTTTATTTGATTTAGGATCTCCTATGTCCAAATATTTAAGGCAAGATCCATCAGAATCTGTTGCTAATCTTCTTGCTTTATTTAACATACCTCTTGCACTTGTATTTGCTTTCGCAAGTTTTTGTGCCCAAATCATATCGGTCATACTGACCTCTGTTCCTGATGCAATGTCCTTGCAAATGCCTTCTAAACGAAGGCGATAGTTGGTAGATAACATAAA